TCAATGGCGTGTCGGCTTGGCCGTGCCTACCGTGCCCATCAGCTGCCGCCGAGCGCGTGTGCAGTCCAGAACGACGCGATTAATCTCGGTATCCGCGATCCGGGTCATTTCCCGCAGGTGCTTCATCGTCGTGGCGATTTCGGATGACTCCGCAGGCTTGGCGGCATCGCTGGCGACCTCGTGGATGCCAGCGAATAGGGCGCGCATCTCACCGAGGATGTCGAGCGAGGCGGATGCCTTCTGTGGCAGGTCGAGGACTTCCGCGCCGTTGAAAAGCCCCTCGACGAACCCGTCGAGTTCCTGCCGACGTATCAGCGCCAATCCTGCGAGCCCGACCCTGCTTTCCTGCACCGTGGGTCGAACCAGGCGGAAGGGCTCGCTGCGCCTCTGGTGACGCGTGAGGGAGTTCCAGAGGCCATTTACGAGCACGCCGATCAGCTCGTTGACTGCATCGAGGCTTTCGAACTCGGGAAGTTCGCCGCCCCACAGGTTCTTCACGACGGCGATCGGCGAGGCCGACATAGATGGCGTCGCAATATTTCCCAGGAATCGTGTTCTGACTTCGTGAAACGGAACCGGGCACGCGTAGGCTTCGAGTAGAGCGCGGACCTTTTTCTCGTCAACGGCAGGCGGCGGTCTTTTAGCAAGAGACATGAAGCGACGGCTCACTGTTCGAGTGCGACCCGTTCTTTATGCCTTGACGGCGTTACGTGCGCCATCCCTCCAAGCGCGGTCGGCTCAATCGAAAACGCGCCGCATCTGCTCCACCCACGGCCGGTCGGCGACGGCCACAAGGTCGTTCAGCGAAAGCGCCAGCGGCACGCGCCTGATGACGAGGTGTTCGAGCACCTCCGGCGACAGATAGGCGAGCCGCATCATGCGGCTCACGAACCGGTCGGAGACCTTTTCGGCCGCGGCGATGTCCTGAATGGTGGAAGCGACACCGGATTCCAGCTGCCGCCGCCAGTTCCAGGCGCGGGCGATGGCGCGCAGCACATGCGGATCCTGCGCCCGCCCATCCCGTAAAGTTACCTCGTCGGGCGGCAGGATCTTCGGTCGCCCATTACGTTTGCGGATCGTCAGGGGGATGACGACGCGGATGGTGTTCGTCGAGTCGGTCATGCGTGGGCCTCCGTCTGGCGGGGCGCCATCATGTCCCGCAGGACCGAGCCCAGCCCTTCATGGCGCAAATCGACGGCGATGCCGTCTTCGCCGACGGTCACCCGTTCGACCAAAAGCTGGACGATGCGGGTCTGCTCCGCCGGGTAGAGCGCCGCCCAGAGCTGGTCGAACTCGCCGAGCGCCTGGACAACCGCCTTCTCATCGACCGTCGGGCTATCTTCGCGAAGGGCCTTGATCGTCCGCGCCGCTATCTCGGGCGTCGCGATCATGCGGCGAATTTCGCCGATGACGGCATCCTCAACCATGCCGGCGGGAAGGCGCTGCGGCCCTGCGGCATCCGTGGTGCGGTTCCGGATCAGGTCCATCGAGGTGTAGTAGCGATAAAGCTTGCTGCCCTTCTTCGTTGCCGTCGGCGTCATCGCCGTGCCGGTGTCGGTGAAGATTAGCCCCTTCAGCAGTGCCGGTGTCTGCGCGCGCGTGTTGGCGGCGCGTTGGCGTGGGCTTGTCTGCAGGATGGCATGTACCTTGTCCCATAGCGCGCGGTCGATGATGGCCTCATGCTCGCCGGGATAGCTGGCGCCCTTGTGCACCGCTTCACCGATATAGACCCGGTTGTTCAGGAGCTTGTAGAGAAAGCCCTTGTCGATCGGCTTACCGCGCCGGGTGCGTACATTCTCGGCTGCAAGGGTTTTCGCCAGCACGGTGGCCGAGCCTATGGTAACGAATCGATCGAAGATCATCCGGACCGTTGCGGCTTCCGATTCCTCGATCAGCAGCTTGCGGTTTTCGACACGATAGCCGAGCGGCACGAAGCCGCCCATCCACATGCCGCGTTTGCGCGAGGCAGCAATCTTGTCGCGGATGCGTTCGCCGATCACCTCGCGCTCGAACTGGGCGAAGGAGAGCAGGATGTTGAGCGTCAGCCGCCCCATCGACGTCGTGGTGTTGAAGGACTGGGTGACCGAAACGAACGTCACCTGATTGCGGTCGAACACCTCGACCAGCTTCGCAAAGTCCATCAGCGAACGAGAGAGCCGGTCAATCTTGTAGACGACGATGACGTCGATGAGCCCGGCTTCGACATCGGCCAGCAGTCGCTGCAGCGCCGGCCGCTCCAGCGTGCCGCCGGAATGACCGCCGTCATCATAGCGCTCGCGGATGGCGACAAAACCTTCCGAGCGCTGACTGGCGATATAGGCCTCGCAGGATTCGCGTTGGGCGTCGAGCGAGTTGAACTCCATGTCGAGGCCTTCCTCGCTCGATTTGCGGGTATAGATGGCGCAGCGCAGACGGCGGATAGGACGAGTATCGATATCCATCATACCCGCTCCTGCTTGCGCTCTCGCAGCCCGAAGAAGCGATAGCCGTTCCATTGTGTTCCGGTGATTGCCTTGGCCACAGCCGACAGCGATTTGAACTTGCGCCCCTGCCAGCCGAAGCCGTCCTTCATCACGGTGACGGTGTGTTCGACGCCGTCCCATTCGCGGACCAGCCGCGTGCCGGCGACCGGATTGCGTGGATCGGCAATGATCGCCTTGCGGTCAGATTTGCCGTCAATTTCATCGGCCAGCAAGTCCAGCGTCCGCCGCGTCTCGCGGGACAGGCCGCCGAGGGTCAGTTCCTGAATGCGCCAGGCCAGCCGCAACTCGAGATAGCCACGGCTGTTGTTTGGTGCCGGGCTGGCGAACAGCGCCTCCCACTCGACCTTCAGTTCCTTGACCGACATGCGCTTCAGCGCCGCCAGCCTGGCCAACACCGATGCATGAGCAGCGGTGCTCTCGCGCTGCTGTTTCGTTTCGGGTCCGGTCCGCTTCGTCATTTCCGGCATCATTGCCCTCCAACTCGGTTGCTCGGTTTGCGACGACCAACACGGCGTTTGAGGGCGAGAATGTCGAATGAACTGTCTCGGCTGGCGGCAGATAAATGACTGGACTGTTCGGCCAGGATGCGCCTCAGCCCGGCGGCGAGGATCTGGCCGACTTCGACAAGTCGCTCGTCAGTCGTCATGCGCTCGGGCGACAAGGGGTTCGGTGCGGAGAAAATGTCGTGCATGAGACCGTTCGCAATCAACAATGATCAGCAAACGGTAGGCGCGAAATCTGGAAACACAAGTTATTTCAATTGCTTGTCTGGCTGCCGCGTAATCATAAGTGCTGGATCGAAGCGCGCACCGGTGGAAAAGTGCTGACGCCAGGCAAGAACCCGGCCGACTCAGATCTCCCGGCCGAACCAGCGGATTCGTCCGATGATCCTGATCTCTTCGGCGGTGCGCTCATAGGGGCTGTAGAAGGTGTTGTCGGAAATGATCCGCACCTGCGGCGGCTCCGAATTCGGGATGTGCTCGAGGCGCTTGGCGACGAGCCCCATGCCGTCGAACAGCACGAAGATGCCTGGCGGGGTCGGCATGCAGCGTGCAAGGTCGACCAGCACGACGTCCCCGTCGTGCAAGGTCGGCATCATGCTGTCGCCCTCGACATGCATGATGCGCAGGTTTGCCGGATTGGCGCGCAGGCGATGCGTGATCCACGAGCTCCGGAAATGGTAGGGTTCGCCGTTCTCCACTTCGTCCGCGACGAGCTTGCCGCCGCCCATCGAGGCCGTGACCTGGACCGACGGGATTGCCACGAAGGCATCCGCCTCGTCTTCCATGACCGGCTCATCCCCCTCGATCATGCCCTTGCCATGCAGGAGCCAGTTGCGATCGACCTTGATGATCGCGGCGACCTTGTCGAGCTTCTCGAGGTTCGGCCGCTCCGAACGCCCGCGCATGATGTCATAGACGAAGGACCGGTTGACGCGCGCCTGTTCGGCCACCTCGCGCGCGTTCAGCCCCAGCTGCTCGGCTCGGGCTCTCAGTCGTTCGGCAAGCGTGATGGTCATGGATCCGGTCCGTAATGTGGATTTTGTGGATTAAAATGGATTGATTCATCCGCGTCAAGCAAATAGAACATAACAAGAACGATATTTTGGGCAGGGGCGCGCAGAATGGCGACCATCGAGAAGGACTATTTCGCGCTGGAGGAACTGGAAGAGCGCTGGGAGGTGCCGCAGCGGGACCTGGTCTATCTGGCCGAGAATGGCCTGCTGAAGGTGTCGGTTCGTCTCTATGGCGTCCACCTCGAGCAAGGCAGCTACGAGGAGGTCGACGAGGGCCAGTGGTGCAGCATCCCCCACAGCCAGGCTCCCTTTCACGGGCTCCAGGACCTGCGCACCCATGACGCCTACCGGCTGTTTCACGAGGGCGCGCTGCGCATCGATCGCTTCGATGCGCCAAGGGATCGGTACTGCGTCGTGCTGCGACCCGAGGACGGGATCATGATCCGCAAGGACGAGTTGGTCGTCCGACGCGAGGAGCGCGACCGCGCCGAAGCCAGGCATGGTCTGGGCGGCACGCAGCGAACATCCGGAATCGTCTTCGAGCAACGGCACGATTTCAGCGAGATCGTTCTCGGGGAGCGAACCTTCGTGCTCGGCCAGATCCAGGCGCGCGTCGTGCGCATCCTGCATGAGGCGGCCATGCGCGGCGTTCCATGGCAGCCCGGCAAGGCGGTGCTGGCCGAGGCCGGCTCCTCCTGCACACGCCTGTCGGACCTGTTCAAGAGGCAGCCGGAATGGCGCAAGCTGATCCAGTCCGATCAGCGCGGCCGCTATCGGCTCAATATCCGTTTCTCCTGACCCCCCTCCCGCAAGCCCGGGCTCGTCGGGCGTTTTCATTTCTGCATGCCGGCAACATCCCCTCCCGTCCCCTTCTCATCCCCCTCTCGATCCCCCATTGCGCGTAGCAGACGGTGATTCCGATCCCCTGACGATCCACTTCCGATCCCGACGACACCAATCTCATCCTACGCCATCCTCTCCGCAGGTTTTCGTCAGACCCCAAGGAGAACGAGATGGCTACCAGACACCTCTCCCAGATCGAGCTCGCCGCTCGCTGGAACATTTCGCACCGTACGCTCGAACGCTGGCGCTGGACGGGTGAAGGCCCGCAATACGTCAAGCTCGGCGGCCGCGTCGTCTACCGGCTCGAGGATGTCGAAGCCTACGAGGCCGAGCAGATCCGCCAGAGCACTGCCAGCTACCGCCACCAGGCTTCGGCGTGAGGGTGCGGCGATGACGATCCCCAACCACATCACCCTCGGTGATCTGCGCACCATGCAGATCGCGGCAATCGTTGCTCTGCCGCCCGAGCAACTTGCCCTTCTGCAGGATGCGGCCAGTGAAGCCCTGCGCAGCGCCAAGGCCACCAGCGACTGGCTCGAAGGCGCCATCGCGCTCAAATACGCTGACCGCGCCGTCATGGCGCGTATGGAAGCGAGCAAGGACACCGGAACGGTTCGCTTCGAGGACGGTGCGGTCACCGTGATCGCCGAACTGCCGAAGCGCGTCGATTGGGATCAGGCACAGCTTGCCGATCTGGTCGAGCGCATCAGCGCCGCCGGTGACGACCCCACCGAATATGTCGATGTCAGCTTCAAGGTGCCCGAGCGCAAATACGCCGCCTGGCCCGAGTCGATCCGACAGTCCTTCGCGCCCGCCCGCACCGTCAGGACCGGGGCGCTCAAGGTAAAACTCGAGCTCAACGGAGGCGGGCAATGAACGGCGCGCTTCCCATCATCTTGGCCGACCAGCGTCTCGCGGCACCCCGCAGCATCAAGGGCTGCATCTTCGGCAAGTCCGGCATCGGCAAGACCTCGCTGCTATGGACGCTCGATCCCGCCACCACGCTTTTCATGGATCTGGAAGCCGGCGATCTCGCCATCGAGGGATGGGCCGGTGACACGATCCGCCCCAGGACCTGGGACGAATGCCGCGACTTCGCGGTGTTCATCGGTGGCGCCAACCCGGCACTACGCGACGACCAGCCCTACAGCCAGGCGCATCACGACGCTGTCGTCACCCGGCTCGGCGCTCCGGATCAGCTCGACCGCTACCACACGGTGTTCATCGACTCGATCACGGTTGCCGGCCGGCTCTGCTTCCAATGGGCCAAGGGCCAGCCGGAGGCGTTTTCCGACAAGACCGGCAAGCCCGACATTCGCGGCGCCTATGGCCTGCATGGCCGTGAGATGATCGCCTGGCTGACCCATCTGCAGCACACGCGCTCGAAGAACATCTGGTTCGTCGGCATCCTCGACGAGAAGCTCGACGACTTCAATCGCAAGCAGTTCGTTCCGCAGATCGATGGCGCCAAGACCGGGCTCGAGCTGCCCGGCATCGTCGACGAAGTCATCAGCATGGTAGAGCTGAGGGATGATGACGGCGCTCCCTACCGCGCCTTCGTCTGCCAGACGCTCAATCCTTACGGCTTTCCGGCCAAGGACCGTTCGGGCCGCCTCGACATGATCGAGCCGCCCGACCTCGGCCGGCTCATGGACAAGATCCGCAGCGGCTCACGACTGACTGTCGCCGCGCCCGCATCAGCAGCTTCCACCCAACCGCCCGCCAATGCAGTTCAAGAACAAGGAGCCTGACCCATGTCGGCATGGAACGATTTCAACGATGCCCAGACCAACACCAACCTCATCCCCAAGGGCACGCTCGCCAAGGTGCGGCTCACCATCCGCCCCGGCGGCTTCGACGATCCGTCGCAGGGCTGGACCGGCGGCTATGCCACGCGCGGTTCGACCGGCGCCGTCTATCTCAATGGCGAGTTCACCGTGCTCGAAGGTCCCTATACCCGCCGCAAGATCTTCACCCTGATCGGGCTGTACAGCCCCAAGGGTCCGGACTGGGCCAATATGGGGCGCGGCCTGATCCGCGGCATGCTGAACTCGGCCCGCGGCCTTTCCGACAAGGACCAGAGCGAGGCGGCACAGGCTGCACGTCGCATTTCCGGATTTGCCGATCTCGACGGGCTGGAATTCGTCGCCCGCATCGACATCGGCACCGACACCAACGGCGACGACAAGAACGAGATCCGCTCCGCCGTTACCGCCAGCCACAAGGACTATGCCGCGATCATGGGGATGGTCGCGGCAATGCCGCAGCCCGGAGCCGCACAGGGCAATGCCTATGCCGCCGCCAAACAGCACGGCGCAGCGCCGTCTGGCCGCCCCTCCTGGGCACAGTAGAGCGAGGATCCGGCCATGATGCTTCGTCCTCGCCAGAAGCAATTCGTCGAGCGCAGCGTCCGCGCGCTCGACACCCACGCCAACACGTTGGGTGTGGCACCCACCGGCGCTGGCAAGACCATCATGTTGTCGGCCGTTGCCGGCCGGATGATCGGCGATACCGATGCGAAGGCGGCTGTGCTCGCCCATCGCGATGAACTGACCACGCAGAATCGGGAGAAGTTCACCCGGGTCAACCCCGACATCACCACCTCGATCGTCGATGCCGGCCAAAAGTCCTGGGGCGGCCGGGTCACCTTCGCCATGGTGCCGACGCTGTCGCGCAGCACCAACCTCGCCAGCATGCCGGCGCTCGACCTGCTGGTCATCGATGAGGCACACCACGCCACCGCCGACAGCTACCGCCGCATCATCGATGAGGCGCTGAAGCGCAATCCGTCCTGCCGCATCTTCGGCGTCACCGCCACGCCCAATCGCGGCGACCGCAAGAGCCTGCGCGAGGTGTTCTCCAATGTCGCCGACCAGATCCGCATTGGCGAACTGATCCGCTCCGGCCACCTGGTGCCACCCCGCACCTTCGTCATCGATGTCGGCGTCAGGGACGACCTGGCCAAGGTCCGCAAGACCGCAAGCGACTTCGACATGAGCGAGGTTGAGCGCATCATGAACCGCGCGCCGGTCATGGATGCCATCATCCGACATTGGAAGGAGAAGGCCGCCGGGCGGCAGACCGTGGTGTTCTGTTCGACGGTCGACCATGCCCGCAGCGCCACCGATGCCTTCAACGAGGCCGGTGTCGCAGCCGTTCTCGTCCATGGCGAGATGGCTGATGGCGAGCGCCAGGCGGCGCTTGCCGCCTATGCTGCCGGCGACGTCCAGGTCGTCGTCAATGTCGCCGTGCTGACCGAAGGCTGGGACCACCCGCCGACCTCCTGCGTCGTGCTGTTGCGCCCGTCCTCATACAAGTCGACCATGATCCAGATGGTCGGTCGGGGTTTGAGAACCGTCGATCCCAACGAACATCCGGGCGTCGTCAAGACCGACTGCGTTGTGCTCGATTTCGGCACCGCCAGCCTCATGCATGGCTCTCTCGAGCAGGAGGTCGATCTCGCCGGCCACGAGGCCTCCGGCGAAGCGCCGACCAAATGCTGCCCGCAATGCGAGGCGGACATCCCGCTCGGCTGTCAGGAATGCCCGCTTTGCGGTTTTGTCTTCGACAGCATCGGCGACGACGGCGGCAATGTTCCGCTCGGCGATTTCGTCATGTCGGAGATCGATCTCCTCAAGCGCTCCAGCTTCCAGTGGTGTGACCTGTTCGGTGACGATGCAGCACTTATGGCCAACGGGTTTTCCGCCTGGGCCGGCGCCTTCTTCCTCAACGGACGCTGGCATGCCGTCGGTGCTGCGAAGGGCGTCGAGCCACGCCTCTTGTCGATCGGCGAGCGCATGGTGTGTCTGGCCGCTGCCGATGACTGGCTGAACGAGCACGAATCCGACGAGAGTGCACACAAGACCCGTCGCTGGCTGTCGCAGCCGCCGACCGACCGGCAGCTTGCATACCTGCCGTCAGACTACCGGCATGATTTCGGGCTGACCCGCTATCAGGCTTCGGCACTGCTCTCCTTCCAGTTCAACCGCGCAGCCATCCGCAGCCTCGTCTTTGGTGCGGCCCGGCAGGATTTCGCGAGGGCGGCATGATGATCGACCCGACCGAAGCCGAACGGGCCGCGATCCGCAGCGCCATGAAGCCCGTCGCCGAGATCATGGAAGAGATCGGCTGGCAGACCCGGCTCGCAGATCTGTCCGAGCCGCAGGTGCTCACCCTGATCGAGGTCACCATCACCGGCTTCCAGGACGCGCTTCGCGAACTCGTCGCCGCCAATCGCACCGCCGATCCCGAGGTGCCGTTCTGATGCTGGATTTCAATCACAAACCCAGACCCGGCGAACGGATCACCAACCTGATCGATGCCGCCCTCGAGGCAGAGCATGCCGCCACAGCGCCGCGCGACTACCTCGGCGGCTCGCGCCTCGGGCACGCCTGCGAGCGCGCCCTGCAGTTTGAATTCACTGCGACACCCAAGGATGACGGTACCGGATTCTCCGGCAAGGCGCTGCGCATCTTCGCCATCGGTCATGCGCTCGAGGATCTCGCCGTCATCTGGCTGCGTGCCGCCGGCTTCGACCTCTACACCCGCAAGGGCAATCGACCCAATGGCGGCCAGTTCGGCTTTTCCGTCGCGGGCGGTCGCATCCGCGGTCATGTCGACGGGATCATCGCCGCTGGCCCCGAGGGTTTTGGTCTCGCCGTTCCCGCGCTGTGGGAATGCAAGACCATGAACGCGAAGAACTGGCGCGCCTGTGTCAAGGATGGCGTGACGAAGTCCAAACCCGTCTACGCCGCTCAGATCGCCCTCTACCAGGCCTATATGGAAGCCTCGGTGCCCGGCATTGCCGCCGCTCCGGCGCTGTTTACCGCCATCAACAAGGACACCGCAGAACTCCACCACGAGCTTGTGCCGTTCGATGCCGATCTCGCGCAGCGCATGTCCGATCGCGGCGTGCGCATCCTGCAGGCGACGGACGCCGGCGAGCTGCTGCCGCGCATCGCCACCAGTTCTGACTTCTTCGAATGCCGCTTCTGCCCATGGGCCAAGCGCTGCTGGGAGCAACCCGTATGAGCGACGAGCATGACGACGACATGACCGGCTCCCCGAAGCCGCCCGTCAGCGGCGAGATTGTCCATTTCAATCCATGGCGCGACTTCAACGACGCGCCCTGCCAGATTGACGTGTTCGGCGACGAGCCAGACCCCGAGCAGATCGCGCAGTTCATGGAGGTGGTGTTCGGCTACTGCGAAGGCCTGATCCCGGTGCGCAGCTTCATCGACAAGGGTCAGGGATTCGATGGCCGCCCGCACAACATCTGGATCGACGCCGACAACACCGTGGCCGAGAAGATGGCGACCTTCGCCAGCTGGGCCGGCCGCGAAGGCGCCGCCGTCTATGTGATCCCCGGTACCGTTGCCGCCAAGGGCCAGGCCAAGGCCGCCGACATCCTGCAGATGCAGACCGTGGTCGTCGATATCGACACCGGTGACATCGCCGCCAAGCGCGCCCATCTCGAGCGCCATCTCGGGTCCCCCACCATGGTGGTGGAAAGCGGCGGCGTGACACCGGATGGACAGCGCAAGGCCCATGTCTGGTGGAAGCTGACCGAGCCGGCCGAAGGCCACGATATCACCCGCATCTGCCGTTTGCGTGGTGACATTGCCGCCAAGGTCGGCGGCGACACACATTTCCGATCGCCGCATCAGCCGATCCGGGTGGCCGGCTCGGTCTATTACAAGAACAGCCTCAAGACGCAGGTGCGCATCGTCGAGCTCAATGCCGATCTCGAGCGCGATCTCGAGGAATTCATCGAGGCCGTCGCCGACATGTCGCCGGCGCCCGGCATCTCGCTCCAGCCTGACTTTTCCGTAACTGACAAGCCGGCCGTCGCCGATGTGCTGGTGACCCCGGTGCGCGAGGGCGCGCAGGATGACTGGTCGCGCTTCGAGGGCGCCTCGGCCGCCATCGGCCACTACATCCGCATGGTGCACGACGGCCGGCTGTCGAAGGGCGAAGGCTGGCAGGCAATCTGTGAATACAACGCCGCCATGTTGCGGCCTGCCTGGCCGGTGGAGCGGCTGAAGCGCGAGTCGGAGCGGCTCTGGTCCATCCATGTCGAAAAGCACGGTCCCCCGCTGGTCCGCCTCGACAGCGCGGCACCCGCGCCGAACGAGCTTCCCACCTTCACGCTCGGCGCGCTGCTTGACGACACCACCCCAATGCCGGCCGACATCATCGCGCCGCGCGTGCTGACGCCGGGTGGCCTTCTGGTGCTCGGCGGCGCACCAAAGGTCGGCAAGAGCGATCTGTTGATCACCTGGCTCGTGCACATGGCCGCGGGCGTGCCCTTTCTTGGCTTCACGCCGCCGCGGCCGCTGCGGATCTTCTACCTGCAGGCGGAGATCCAGTATCACTACCTGCGTGAGCGCATGCAGCAGATCGGCCTGCCGCCCGATCTGCTTGCCGCCGCCCGCGACAATCTCGTTGCCACCCCGAAGCTGCAGATGCTGCTCGATGCCGAGGGCAGTGTCCGCGTCGCCGCGGCGATCCGGCGCTCCTTTCCGGCCGAGCCTGTCGACATCATCTGCATCGACCCGATCCGCAACCTGTTCGACGGCGGCCCGGATGGTGGCGGCGAGAACGACAACGCCGCCATGATGTTCTTCCTGAAGGACCGGGTCGAGACCCTGCGCGACCACATCGATCCCGACTGCGGCGTCATCCTCGTCCACCACACCAGGAAGCTGTCGAAGCAGCAGCTCAAGGACGATCCATTCCTTGCGCTCTCCGGCGCCAGCGCGTTACGCGGCTTCTACACTACCGGCCTCATCCTGCATCGGCCGGACGAGGACTCGTCCCAGCGCCGGTTGGAGATCGAACTGCGCAATGGCCCGGCGCTGCCAGCCAAGCTGGTCGACAAGGTGAATGGTCGCTGGGTCGAGCTCAACCCGATGAACGAACGGCTGGTCCGCGCCGAGGTTGGCGCCAGATACGACGCCGAGCGCGTGCGCAAGAAGGACGTCATTATCGACATCCTGCTCGAGGAAGCGGCTGACGGACGGCTCTATACCATCAACCAGTTTGCCGAAGCGTTCGAGAATATTGCTGGGCTCGGAGGTAAGGACGTGATCCGCGAGCGGATCAGCGTTCAGGCCACCAAGGGTTTCATCAAGTTCGTGCGCGACGGAGCACCTTACGGCCTTGGGCCATCGCGGTCCCGCTACGGTTTCCTGTGCGTCGAGGGCATGACCATCCCCGTCGACGGTGAGGCGGTTGACCCCATCACCGGCGAGGTAGCGACGACCAGCATCTCCGTGTTGCCGACCCACTACAAATCACCGCAGACCGGAGCCCTTCTCGAGGTCGAGAACCCACTCGTCTGGGTCTATCCGGAGGGCGAGCGGACATGAACGTTCCGACAGACCGCGCCCCGCAGAATTGCGTTCTGGCCAGTTTGAACCAGATGGGACGCAATTCCGAAACCGCCCAGTCATTCCTGCGCGGACCTACGACCAGCCCCGTTGCGACCAGATTGAGTTCGCTGCCGAAACTACCCCTTCAGGATTACGCGCGAGCCAGATCCGTTTCGCTGCAACCAGATTCGGCCGGTTACACTGTCTGGCGCATCCGAAACTGGAAATACATCCGTCATATCAATGCCTTGAGCCACTCAACAAGTATAGGGGGGCGAAACCCACCCCTACGGGGTGGGGGAGAACCGCGCCAAGCGGGTTCTCCCACTCCCACCCCAGGGGTTTCGCGCGCGAGATCAGCGCCCACCCAGTTCCCCGATCCAACGACGGCGGTCCCGTACTGCCAGGCACCAGACCGCCGTCGTCTTCCACCAGAGCAGCCAACCCGAGAAGGAGACCACCCATGGCTGACCCGACTCTGCGCATTGCGGATCACAGCGCAATCCCCGCACTCCCCGTCGCGATGGCCCACCATCGCCCGATCCTCGCCCTCGACCTCGGCACCACCACAGGCTGGGCGCTGCGCGGCCATGACGGCCTGATCACCAGCGGCACCGTTTCGTTCCGCCCCGGGCGCTTCGACGGTGGCGGCATGCGCTACCTGCGTTTCACCAACTGGCTGACCGAGATCGATCGGCTGTCGGGACCGATCGCCGCGATCTGGTTCGAGGAGGTCCGTCGTCACGCCGGTACAGACGCCGCCCACGTCTACGGCGGCTTGATGGCGACGCTCACCGCATGGGCGGAGCTGCGTGGCGTGCCCTATCAGGGTGTGCCAGTCGGCACGATCAAGCGCCATGCGACCGCCAGGGGCAATGCCGACAAGGCGGCAATGATCGCCGCCGTTCGTGCGCGTGGCTTCAGCCCCGCCGACGACAACGAGGCCGATGCCATCGCGCTGTTGCTGTGGGTGATGGAAACCGCAGGCGGTGTGCGATGAGTGGCTGGACACCGAGCCTCGTCGAGGAACGTCTCGCGGAAGCGGCCTTCGTGCTCAAGCGCCTGCCCGAACCCCGTCGTCAGGGATATTTCAGCGTCTGGCCGGAGGTCATCCATAGCTTCGCCGACAAGGTCGGACAGGAGCCAAAGCCGATGCGCGTCATCCCGTCACCCGCCGCGATCAGTCGGATGGAGGAGACGCTCAGCTGGACGGTGGGGCTCGATCCGATCGACGGCAAGATCGTCTGGCTGCGCGCCTACGGCGAGCGCTGGAAAACCATCTGCTGGACCGTCGGATTGCAGCGCTCGGCGGCGCACGAGCACTGGCTCTATGCGCTCTGCGTGATCGCATGGCGGCTTAACCAGCGCAAAGTCCCCCGGCTCCGGTCGCGCCGCTACGTGATTGAAATGGTCAAAGGGGCTTGCGAGGACCCGACCAGTCACCCCAATTAACTTATTGTCCGTACGTTGTCCGTATGATACAGAAATTGGGACAGGAGATCAGCCATGCCCGTAGCCGAAGCCAAGTCCGAACGTATCGAGGTGCGCACCACGCCGACCATGAAGGCGCTGCTGCAACGTGCAGCCACGTTTTCGCACAAGAACGTGACGGAGTTCCTGCTCGAGGCGGGCATTCATGCCGCCGAGGAAGCGCTCGTCGATCGGCGCATGTTCCGGCTGGATGACGCCCAGTGGCAAGCCTTCCAGGATGCTCTCGACCGCCCCGTCCAGAGCAAGCCGCGCCTCGCCAGACTGCTCGCCGAGAAGAGCGTGCTTGAGTGACGGCGGAGAACCAATCGTTCTCTGCCGTCCAAAAGCTCGATGCCTCCCACGAGGTCGACGCGTTTGATTGCGGCAAGGAACCTCTGGATCGATTCCTGCAACGCCACGCTCTGGTCAACCAGAAAGCGGGCAGCGCTCAGACCTATGTCGTGTGCCGCGGGGAGCAGCGTGTCGTGGGCTATTACAGCCTCGCGGTCGGCGCCGTTGAACATGCCGACGCTCCCGGTCGTGTCGGCAAAGGGCTTGCCCGTCATCCGATCCCGGTAATGCTCCTCGCGCGGCTTGCCATCGACCGAGCCGAGCAGGGAAAGGGGCTGGGCAAAGCATTGCTCAAGGATGCACTGCTGCGCACGGCTCAAGCTGCCGAAATTGCAGGTATCCGAGCGCTTCTCGTTCATGCCAAGGACGATGAAGCGCGCGCCTGGTACGAGCAGTTCGACTTCGAGCCGAGTCCGACCGACCCCTATCATCTCTTCCTGCTGATGAAAGATCTGCGAGCGCTCCTCGGCGAATGATCGCAAGCTCGCGAAGCGAAGCGGAAAGTGTCCGCCGGACACTTTTCGAAGAGACAAAAACCCCGGTTCTTGGGTAGATTCTGGCTATCCTCGGGAGAGGCGCGCGCGTCGCGATCACGAGCGCACGGATTCCTTTCGTTGGCACCGATCCAAGTAAAGGATCCGCGTTGATCCTTTCGTTATGGACCGATGCCCGTTCACGTCAACATCGTCTGTGCATACGAGTTCGCGGGTCCTTCCTGGCGGAAATCGTATGCTGGCGGGCGAAGCGCGATGGATCGCCAGCGACAGGGCCGGATTTTTGGGAAGCCACCCGGTGACCGGATCCACGCCAATCCCGAGAAATCACCAACGAACACGCGCCTGATGGCCGGACGCCCGTCGCGCCCGCTGGACTCCGTGCGGAGTCCAGCGCGGTCTCCGGAGTCCAGGACCACAGGTGTCCACTTCGATCCACGGACCCATCCGACACATGACGCTGAGCTTCGCCCCCGAGCGGATCGAGACCTGGCCGCTTTCGCGCCTCCAGCCTTACGCAAAGAACGCAAAGGTGCACGGCGCGGACCAGGTCGCCAAGATTGCCGCCAGCATGGCCGAGTTCGGCTGGACCGTGCCCTGCCTCGTGGCCGAGGACGGGGAGCTGATCGCAGGCCATGGGCGCGTTCTGGCTGCCACGCAGCTCGGGCTGACCGAGGCGCCGGTGATCGTGCTCGGGCATCTGACCGAGGCGCAGCGCCGGGCCTACCGCATCGCAGACAACAAGCTGACGGAGCTCGGAAGCTGGGACGAGGCGTTGCTCTCAGCCGAGCTGCAGGGACTGCTGGCCGAGGACTTCGACCTGTCGTTGGTCGGATTCTCCGACGGCGAGCTAGACAAGCTCCTCGCGCTCGACCCGGACGCAGACAATGAAGACAGCGGGGCTGGCGGCTCGGTTCCGCCCGTGACCATCCCCGAGCCGCCGCGCAATCCGGCCTCGCGCAAGGGCGATCTATGGATCCTTGGGGATCACCGGCTGCTCTGCGGCGACAGCACGAACCATCAGGATGTCCGCCGCCTAATGAACGGCGAGCGTGCGGTCCTGTTCGCCACCGACCCGCCCTATCTGGTCGACTACGACGGCTCCAACCACCCGACGCGGAACAAGGACTGGAGCCAGTCCTACGGCGTGACCTGGGACGACAGCAGCCAAGGCGCGGAGCTCTACGACGGCTTCATCTCCGTGGCCGTCGCCGAAGCGATCACCGAGGACGCCGCGTGGTACTGCTGGCATGCCTCCCGCCGCCAGGCGATGCTGGAAGCGTGCTGGGAGAAGGCCGGCGCCTTCGTCCATCAGCAGATCATCTGGGTGAAGGACCGCGGCGTGCTCACCCGGTCCCATTACCTCTGGAAGCATGAGCCCTGCTTCATGGGCTGGAGGCGCCCGAACCGGCCGCCGAAGGTCGCCGAGGAGACGCTGCCCTCGACCTGGGAGATGCCGTCCTTCGCCAAGGACGAGCGCCCCGACCACCCGACGCCGAAGCCGCTCGACGCCTTCGGGATACCGATGCGCCAGCATGTGGCTCGCGGCGGGCTCTGCTACGAGCCGTTCTCCGGTTCCGGCTCGCAGATCATGGCGGGCGAAGCCAACGGGCGCCGTGTCTTCGCGATGGAGATCAGCCCGGCTTACGTTGATGTTGCCGTGGAGCGTTGGCAGGCCGAGACCGGGAAGCACGCCATCCTCAACGACGACGGGCGGACCTTTGCGCAGGTCAGGACGGATCGACTGGAGGGCGAACAACAAGACACTCAGCATCAAGAACACTGAGATCACTTGTCCATCCCGTACGAAGCATCATGGCACCAAGTAAATTGAGACACTCGGGCTCGCAAATAGCGCTTTCCAAAGGGGTTCTCCCTTCGGACATCCTCAACAGATGCGTTGCGGCAATTTCGGCATCTTCAACATGCCGGGCATCATGCGATTTCTTTTGGTTTGTCACGAAAGCTTCAAAAAAGAGAATGCCAGAGGGTGCGGAGAAGAATTTGCGATAGTCGATGGTGGCAACACACGTCGGCGATGCCGAGCGTAGAGCGCGGAGGACGTACGGCACCACGACAGTGGCGATCACCAACACCGTGCTTCCCGCACTTGCCGAATAGGGTCTATTCACACCGCCGATGCACTCACCCGAGCGCGCCTTTGTCAGGTCAGCTGCAGCGCTGCGCATCGGCACGTACAACGGGGCTTCGAAACCGACAGCTACTGGCCCTTGCGAAATACGTTCTGAAATCTCGTCAATGGCTTCATCAAGGTCTGTTCCTGAAGCGGGGTTAGAGCCCACGATCGCCCAGCCAAGGTTCTTACCCGGTTTTCCGATGTCAATTACAGCAACGTGCATAGGCTCTCCCATGTCTCGCGACGGGTGCAGTACTCAGCCAGTAAACACCATGAAACAGTCGCGAACCATGTCTCTCGTCGAGTCCCTTGCCAATGTGGCGGTGGGCTACGGCATCGCCGTCTTGACGCAGATCCTGATCTTCCCGATTTTCGGGCTGCACACCACACTGGCGCAGAATCTCATGATGGGTGGCATTTTCACGGTGGTCAGCATTGGACGTTCCTACGCGCTGCGTCGGCTGTTCGAGGAAATCCGGTTGCGCGATGCCAGATGAAAACCGCCGCCCGGATCGGGCGGCGGCATCGAGTTTGGAAGATGTATCGCCTTCAAGCCGGCGGGAGGCTGTACACCCGCCCTCGGCCCTCGACCTTCTCGGAGGCCACTTCGAGACCAAGCTTTTTCTTGAGAGCGCCCGCCATCGCGCCGCGCACCGTGTGCGGCTGCCAGCCGGTGGCCGCGACAATCTCTGCGATGGTCGCCCCTCCCGGCGCGCGGAGCATGGCGATCAGCGTGGCCTGTTTAGTGCCTTCTCGCGGTATCCGCGCCTTGGGCGCGTCCGTCTGCTCGGCGGGGGTGTCTGTCGCGCTGGCAAGCGCGGTGCTGGTGCCCTCGGGCTCGATGCCGATGGCGGCGATGCCTGCGTCGGTCGCCACCAGCGTGGTGCCGTGACCGTCCCCGGTCTCGCGCCAGACAAGCTCGCCCTTGCGGACGTCGGCATCGACTTCTTCGATGAAGCCTTTGGCGATCATCGTCTCCACCACCTTGGTGGCGGCGCCTCCGCGCAGGGAACCGGGGAGCGGCAGGACGTTGCGGTCGTCGCGCTGCGCGGCGGCGCTGAGGATCACGGCTTGAGTATCGGAAAGCTGGGTCATCGGGGTCGTCTCCATGGTCGGGACCGCGACGGTCGCGGCCCCTCTACGACCTCAAGCCGCGCGGCACGGCGCGGCCGGAGTTCAGGCAGGTGCAGGATTTCACCCGGCGTGCTCGCCCTCGCGGAACGCCATGTCGGTGATCTCGCGCAGCTTGTCACGGTAGTGGCTCAGGGTGCCGACATGGCCCCAGTTGATCTCGTCGGGATTGGCTTCGAAGTGGTCGTCACTGAGCGCCTTGAGGCGTTCCAGCATGGTGTCGATCTCCAGCTTGGCGGCGATGAAGGCGTCGAGTGCCTTCGAGTTGTCGGTGGCGCGGCGGGTCATCTCTGTGGCTCCTCGTGGCGAGTTGCAGCTTGCTCTTGAAAGCCACGTTCGCTCTGTCCGAACCGCTTATCAACTCGATAAGAGCCTGAATCTGAACAATAATCGGAGAACGCCATGCAGGGGCTGAGCGAGCGTCAATACGCCGCGCGCGTCGGTCTCTCGCGGGGCGCGATCCAGAAGGCGAAGGCGGCGGGACGGCTGGTCCTCCATGAGGATGGCAGCATCGACGCAGAGGCGAGCGATACACGCCGGGCGGCGATGACGGACCCGTCCAAGACCCGGAAACCGCCCGCGCCGAAGCTGAAGCCTGTCCCCGACGCGGCCGTGTCCGCCGTTGGCGACACTCTGCGGGAACAAGGGCTTGCCGCGCCACCCGTCGGCAGCGGCACGACCTTCCTGCAGGCCAAGACCGCGAATGAGGTGCTGAAGGCCCAGGAGCGGCGCATCCGGCTTCAGAAGCTCAAGGGAGAACTCGTCGACCGCGCCCGGGCGGTTGCGGTCGTGTTCCGGCTGGCACGCGAGGAGCGCGATGCCTGGGTGAACTGGCCAGCGCGCGCGGCGGCGCTGATGGCGGCCGAACTCGGCGTTGAGGCGGCCGCCATGCAGAAGGCCTTGGAGAAACATGTACGCGCCCACCTCGACGAACTCGCCGAGGTCCGGCCCGAATTCCGGTGATGAAGATGGCCTGAGGGATTTCGAAGGCGCGGCTGAGATCCTGCGCGCCTGGGGCAACGGGATCCGACCGGATCCCGACCTCACCGTCTCGGAATGGGCGGACCGGCACCGGATGTTGGCGTCCCGCGCTTCGGCCGAACCGGGCCGCTACCGCACAATGCGAACGCCCTACATGCGGGAGATCATGGACCGGCTGTCGCCCGGCGACGCGGCGCAGCGGGTCGTGTTCATGAAGGCCGCGCAGGTCGGGGCGACGGAAGCCGGCAACAACTGGATCGGCTTCGCGATCCACCAGGCGCCGGGCCCCATGCTCGCGGTCCAGCCGACCGTGGAACTGGCCAAGCGCAATTCGCGGCAGCGGATCGACCCGCTGATCGACGAGAGCCCCGAGCTCCGGGAGCGGGTCAAACCGGCCCGATCCCGCGATGCCGGGAACACGATGCTGTCCAAGGAATTCGCGGGCGGCATACTGATCATGACCGGCGCGAACTCGGCGGTCGGGCTGCGCTCGACCCCGGCGCGCTACATCTTCCTTGATGAGGTCGATGCCTATCCGGCTTCTGCCGACGAGGAAGGCGACCCGGTGACCCTGGCCGAGGCGCGGTCGCTGACCTTCGCCCACCGGCGCAAGGTATTCCTGGTCTCGACCCCGACGATCCGGGGGCTCAGCCGCATCGAGCGCGAGTTCGAGGCGTCCGACCAGCGGCGCTACTTCGTCCCGTGCCCGCATTGCCGGGCGATGCAGTGGATGAAGTTCGATCGGCTGCGCTGGCAGAAGGGCAAGCCGGAGACGGCGGAGTATCTCTGCGAGAGCTGCGATCAACCCATCGCGGAGCACCACAAGACGGCGATGCTGGAGCGCGGCGAATGGCGGGCGACCGCTGTCGCCGCTGATCCCACCACGGTTGGCTACCACCTCTCGGCCCTCTATTCGCCGGTGGGGTGGCTCAGCTGGTCGCGGATCGCGCGCGGCTGGGAGGCAGCCCAAGGGTCGGACGAGGCGATCAAGGCGTTCCGCAACACGATCCTCGGCGAGACATGGGTCGAGACGGGCGAAGCGCCCGACTGGCAGCGGCTCTATGACCGCCGTGAGGCGTGGAAACCCGGCACCGTGCCTGCGGGCGGGTTGTTCCTGACCGCCGGGGCCGACGTCCAGAAGGACCGGATCGAGATCGACGTCTGGGCCTGGGGCCGAGGGCTTGAGAGCTGGCTCGTCGATCACGTCGTGATCGAGGGCGGGCCGGATCGGCATGATGCTTGGGACCAGTTGACGGCACTCCTCGACCGGTCGTGGCCGCATGAAAACGGAGCGCACCTTCGGATCGCGCGGCTCGCCATCGACACGGGCTACGAAGCCCCGGCCGTCTATGCCTGGTCGCGCAAAGTCGGCTTTGCACAGGTCGCGCCAGTCAAGGGGCTCGAAGGCTTCAATCGCTCCAGCCCGGTCTCCGGCCCCACATTCGTGGATGCAACCGAGGGCGGGAAGCGCCTGCGTCGCGGCGCCCGGCTCTGGACGGTGGCCGTCTCGACCTTCAAGGCCGAGACCTACCGCTTCCTGCGGCTGGAGAGACCGACGACCGAGGAACGGGCCGAGGGTGCGGCCTTTCCGCCCGGCACGATCCACCTGCCGCATTGGGTCGAGAACGAATGGCTGAAGCAGCTCGTGGCCGAACAGCTGGTGACCGTCCGCACCAAGCGCGGCTTCGCGAAGCTCGAATGGCAGAAGCTGCGCGAACGCAACGAGGTGCTGGATTGCCGGGTCTACGCCCGCGCCGCCGCCTGGATCGCGGGCGCGGATCGGTGGTCTGAGGCGAAATGGCGCGACCTCGAAGATCAACTCGGGGCCGCTCCTTTCGGTGACACCGATCCCGCCGGGCAGATCAACCGGCCGGGACAGGCCCCGCAGGGCAAGCGCCGCTCCGACTGGCTTGGGCGGCGCGGAGGATGGTTTTGAACAAAAGGCGTGGAGGGCCGATGGCCCGACAGGGAAACAGGCAATGACCGACTGGACGGAAACCGAGCTCTCGGCACTGCGCCGGGCCTATGCCAGCGGCACGACGCGGGTCAGCTATGACGGCAAGTCCGTCGACTACGGCTCGGCCGAGGATCTGCTCGCCCGCATCCGGATCATCGAGCGCGCCATCGCGGGTGTCGGCCGGCCGCTGCCGGTGGCCGGTCTCGCAGGCTTCTCGCGCGGGGACAGGTGATGGCCGTGAACTGGTTCGACCGCGCCATCGCGTCGGTCGCCCCACGAACTGCTGCTCGTCGGGTGCTGGCGCGGCAGGCCTTCGAAACGCTCGCGCGGGGCTATGACGGCGCTGCGCGCGGGCGTCGCACTGATGGCTGGCGCGCGCCCGCATCCTCGGCCGATACCGAGATCGGCATGGCCGGGGCGCTGCTGCGCGACCGGATGCGCGATCTCGTGCGCAACAACCCGCATGCGGCCAAGGCCGTGGCGGTGCTGGTGAACAATATCGTCGGCGCGGGCATCATGCCGCGCGCCGCCAGTGGCGACGAGGCGCTGGACCGCCGCGTCGACGATCTCTTCGAGCGATGGGCCGAGGCCTGCGATGCGGATGGCCAGCTCGATTTCTACGGACTGCAGACGCTGATCTGCCGGGAGATGATCGAAGCGGGCGAGGTGCTGGTGCGTCGTCGCCTTCGGCGATCCTCGGACGGCCTGCCGGTGCCCTTGCAGCTTCAGGTGCTCGAGGCGGATTTCCTCGATGCCACGAAATCCGGCGCCCTCGGCGCCGGGCGGCTGGTGCAGGGGATCGAGTTCGACCCGGTCGGCAAGCGACGGGCCTACTGGCTCCATGCCGAGCACCCGGGCAACGCGTGGGGTGCGCTGAACGGTGGGCTCGGATCGCGCCCGGTCCCGGCGACCGATATCGCCCATGTCTACGAGAAGCAGCGCACGCAGGCGCGCGGCGTTCCATGGGGCGCGCCGGTCATCCGGGCGCTGCGTGATCTCGACGATTACGAGGTGGCCGAGATCGTGCGCAAGAAGACCGAGGCCTGCGTCACCGCCATCGTCTTCGGGGATGACGAGGCGCAGCAGGGCATCGCGCCCGCCGTGGTCGATGCCGATGGCAACCGGGTCGAGCAGTTCGAGCCGGGGCTGATCGCCTATGCCCGTGGCGGCAAGGACATTCGCTTCAACCAGCCCGCGGCGACCGGCGGCTATGGCGAATACAAGCGCGCGAGCCTGCACACCATCTCGGCCGGGTTCCGGGTGCCCTACGAGCTGCTGACCGGCGATCTGAGCCAGGTGAACTATTCCTCGATCCGGGCGGGGCTGGTCGAGTTCCGCAGGATGATCGACGCGGTGCAGTGGCAGCTCTTCATCCCGATGCTCTGCGCCCCCGTCTGGCGCTGGTTCATCGAGACCGCTTGGGCGGCAGGCCAGATCCCGGTACCGGATGTGCCGGTCGAATGGTCGCCGCCGAAATTCGAGGCAGTCGATCCGCAGAAGGATGCGATGGCGAACCTGCTGGCGATCCGCTCGGGCACCATGACTCTGGCCGAGGTGATCGCACAGCAGGGCCGCAATCCCGACGCCGTGCTGGCCGAGATCGCCGCGACCAACGCCAAGCTCGACGCGCTCGGGCTGGTGCTCGATAGCGATCCCCGCCGCGTCACCAAGACCGGCAGCGCGCAGGCGAGCGACCCGGCAACCAATCCGGAATCCGACTCGGGGCAGCCGGACTCCGCCCAACAGGACTGACTTCATGGACACGATGATCGAACTGCCGGCGCTTCGCCGGTCGGCGGAGCTTGCGCCGAACACTGTCGACAACGACGCACGCACGGTCGAGGTGATCTGGTCGGCGGGCGCGCGCGTCCGGCGGGCGAGGTTCTTCGGCGATCCCTATGACGAGGAGCTGAGCCTCGACCCTTCCCATGTGCGGCTAGAACGGCTGAACGCGGGCGCGCCGTTCCTGAAGGTGCACGAGCTCGACACGCTCGACGCGGTGATCGGCTCGGTCGTGCCGGGTTCCGCCCGGATCGAGAATGGCCGCGGCATTGCGCTGGTCCGGATCAGCGAGCGCGCCGATGTCGAGCCGATCTGGCGCGACATCCAGGCCGGGCACATCCGGGCCGTCTCGATCGGCTACCAGGTCCACCGCTTCGACATCTCTAAGCCCGATGGCCAGCGCGAGCTTTGGCGGGCGGTCGACTGGACCCCGTTCGAGATCTCGGCCGTGCCGGTCGGCGCCGATCCCGCCGCGGGCTTCCGCGCCAAGGGCGAACAACACGATTGCGTCCTCCATCGCCGGGACGCCCTCACAGAGCAAGGAGCATCCCCGATGACCGACAAGACTCCGGCCGCTCCGGCCGACCAGACCAACGAGACGGCAGCGACCGAGGAGACCACCATGACCGACGAAAGGACCGGCGCGGCCGAGACGCAGGCGCACGCCGCCGACACGCGCAACCAGCCCAAATCCCAGACCCAAGGGTCCGCATCAGCGAAACCGGAAACGCCCGACACCGAGGCTGTCGCGACCCGCGCCCGCGAGGCGGAGCGCGACCGCGTCTCGACCATCTACGATCTGGCGGGCCGTTTGAACCTCGAGCGCAGCTTCGCCGAGGATCTGGTGAAGCGCGGTGTCGGTGTCAACGACGCTCGCCGCCTGATCCTCGATCAGGTCGTCGCGAAGTCGGACGAAACCCGGACCTTCGGCCAGGTGTCGGTCCCGCTCGGCGGGCGCGACGAGCGCATCACCCGTCGCGACGCGGTGGCGAACGCGCTGCTGCACCGCTACAGCCCGACGCTGTTCCCGCTCGAAGATGCCGCGCGCCAGTACCGCGGCATGACGCTCTTGGAACTCGCCCGCGAAAGCCTCGGCAATGTCGGAGTCAATACCCGCGGCCTGTCGCGCGACGAGGTTGCGACCCGCGCGCTGCATTCGACCTCGGACTTCCCCGAGATCCTCGCCACCGTCACCAACAAGACCCTGCGGCAGGCCTACGAGGCCTATCCCCGGACCTTCTCGCTCTTCTGCCGCCAGGTGCTGGCGACCGACTTCAAGGCGATGCACCGGGTGCAGCTCGGTGAAGCGCCGCAACTGCTGGAAGTCGGCGAGAGCGGCGAGTTCAAGCGCGGCACGCTCGGCGAGTCGAAGGAGAGCTACAAGGTCAAGACCTATGGCCGGGTGGTCGCGATCACCCGCCAGACGCTGATCAACGACGATCTCGACGCTTTCACGCGCATCCCGGCGATGTACGGCAACTCCATCGCCCAGCTGGAAAGCGATGTCGTCTGGGGGATCATTACCGCGAACCCGGCGATGGCCGATGGCACGGCGCTGTTCCACGCCAACCACAAGAACCTCGCAGGCACCGGTGCGGCGCTGGATGTGAGCAGCGTCGGTGCGGCACGCGCCGCCATGGCGAAGCAGACCGGGCTCGACAAGAAGACGGTGCTGAACATCCGTCCCGCCTTCCTGATCGTGCCCGCCGCGCTGGAACTGAAGGCCGAGCAGCTGGTCGCCCAGAACCTCGTGCCCGCCCAGAGCGGGAACGTCGTGCCGCAGTCGATCCGCACGCTGGCACCGATCAGCGAGCCCCGGCTCGATGCCGCCAGCGAAACCGCCTGGTATCTGGCGGCGAGCCCGAACCAGATCGACACCATCGAATACGCCTATCTCGAGGGTCAGCAGGGCGCCTACATCGAGACGCGCAACGGCTTCGATGTCGACGGTGTCGAGATCAAGTGCCGCCTCGACTTCGGCGCCAAGGCCATCGACTGGCGTGGCCTCTACAAGAACCCGGGCGCGTAACGCGCATCCCATCCCGACCCCTGACATCCGGGCGGTCCTGACGGGCCGCCCTTCGTCTTTCCACGAGGACCCTCTTCCATGAAAAATTACGTCCAGCCCGGCAACACCATCACCCTGACCGCCCCCTATGCCGTCGTCTCCGGCGAGGGCCTGCTCGTCGGCTCGATCTTCGGCGTGGCCGCAGGAACTGCCGCCAGTGGCGAGCCCGTCGAGACCGTGCTCGTCGGCGTCTTCGACCTGACGAAGGTCGGCAGCCAGGCCTGGACCGTCGGCGCAAAGGTCTATTGGGACGATACCAACAAGCGCACCACGACCGTTTCGACCGATAACACGCTCATCGGTGTGGCCGTCGAGGCCGTGGCGAGCGGCGCGAGCGACACCATCGGCAGGGTGCGCCTGAACGCGAGCTTCTGATGAGTGCTTTCGTCGCCGCGCTCAGTGCGCTCTTCGCCGATCCGAACATCGGTCGGGATGCTGTCTACATCGTTGACGGCGGCGTGCCCGTTCCGGTGCGCATCGTCGCCCGACGGGCCGATACGATTACCGACTTCGGTGATGCGCGGCTCTGGTCGGAAACAACGCGGGTCGACCTGCGCGTGACGGAAGTAGCCGAGCCCCGGCCTGGCGATCGCATCGAGATTGGTGGCGATACCTTCCTCATTCAGGGTGAACCCGTCCGCGACCGCGAGCGGCTCGTCTGGACAGTGGACCTGAGGCCCGCATGAGGTTCGGCGTCAACATCGTCGGCGATATCGTCCGCCTGATGGAAGCAGAGGTGAAGGCCGGGGAGAAGGCCGTCACCACGGCGATGCGCGACGCCGGGACCGGCCTCAAGACCGCCTGGCGCGCGCAGATCACCGGCGCGGGTCTCGGAGCGCGGCTTGCCCGCACCATCCGGTCGGAGCAGTTCCCGAAAGGCAGGACCAGCCTCAATGCGGCGGCACTGGTCTGGTCGAAGGCGCCGGTGATCGTCGGCGCGCACGACACCGGCCTGCTGATCCGCTCGAAGAACGGGTTCTGGCTGGCAATCCCGACGCCTGCGGCGGGCAAGTCCCTGCGCGGCGGGCGGATCACTCCCGATGAATGGGAACGTCGCACCGGCCTGCGCCTGCGCTTCGTCTATCGCCGGATGGGTCCGAGCCTGCTGGTCGCCGAGGGGCGACTGAACAAGAAGGGCCGTGCCGTGGCATCACGGTCGAAGACCGGCCGGGGGCTGACCACCGTTCCGATCTTCCTGCTGGTCCCACAGGTGAGACTGCCGAAGCGGCTGGACCTCGAGCGGGATGCGGAGCGGGTGCTTGATGCGGTGCCGGGGCTGATCGTGGCAAACTGGGTGGAGCCCGGCTCCTGACAGCAGGAGGTCGACATTCAGGGACTATTGGCATATATTGCCAACATCCTTGATGGAGACCGTGGATGGCCACCCGAAACGTCGTTCTAACCGAAACCCAATCCGCTCTGGTCGACCGCCTGGTCGCCTCCGGGCGCTATCAGAATGCCTCGGAAGCCATGCGGGCCGGCCTGCGGCTGCTCGAACGCGAGGAAGCCGAGCTTGGCGCGTTGCGCGACCGGCTGACGACCGGGCTGGAACAGGCCCGGCGCGGTGATCTGGCCGAGGGGAGCGGTGAAGATGCGATCCGGCGCGCCTTTGCCTCGGCGCGCCAATCGTCCTGATGCCGAAGCCATGGCGCCTGACGCGGCAGGCTGAAACCTCACTCGTCGACATCGCGAACTGGACCCTTGAGACCTTCGGCCCTCGACAGGCAGCGGCCTATGAGGAGGACCTGATCGCCCGCTGCACGGAGATCGCGGCCGGTACGGCCATGTCGCAGGACTGCCGCCGGATCATCGACCCGGAGCTGCCCGAGGATCTGCGCTTCGCGCGCTGCGGCCAGCATTTCGTCATCTTCGTCGAGGACGCCGAGCAGGTGATCATCGTCGATTTCCTGCATGCTCGCTCGGACCTGCCGCGACGGCTGGCCGCCCTCACGGATCCGAAACCCGACAGGGATCGCTAAAGCCGGGCCGGTCCCGGAAACCGGGATCGCCATGCCCACCACCCGCGAAACCGTCCTCGCCGCGCTGCACGCGCGGCTTTCGGCGTTGCCCGCCACCGCCCTCCGCGGCGAGGTGCTGCCCGAACGTGTGCCGGCAGCCGGGCTGCTGATCCTGCGCGACGGCGAACCTGGCGAGCCCGAGGTGACGCTGTCACCCCTGCGCTATCACTACCAGCACCGTGCAGAGATCGAAGCCGTGGTGCAGGGCGCGAGCCGGGACACGGGTTTCGACACGCTCTGCGCCAGCATCGGCGCGGCGCTCGCCGCGGACCGCACGCTCGGCGGTCTCTGCGACTGGGTCGAGGCAGAGGCCCCGCAGCCCGTCGATCTGCCGGTGGACGGCGCGGCCAGCCTGAAGGCGGCCGTCATTCCGGTGGTGCTGCATTATTCCACGGCCGACCCGCTCGGCTGAACCCCTTCGACAAGGAGACCGACATGGCACGCGCCCAAGGGGCGCGGGCGCGGATGGCGCTCGCGTTCGAGACGACCTATGGCACGCCGCCCGGCAGCGGCTATACGAGGATGCCCTTTGCCAGCGCCACGCTCGGGGCGGAACAGCCGCTCCTGAACTCGGAGCTTCTGGGCTACGGCCGCGACCCTCTCGCGCCCATCAAGGACGCGGTAACCGCCGATGGCGATGTGGTGGTGCCGATCGACGCCGAGGCGTTCGGCTTCTGGCTGAAGGCGGCCTTCGGCGCGCCGACCACCACCGGAAGCTCGCCCGGTCCATATACCCATACGTTCCAGTCCGGCAGCTGGACGCTGCCCAGCATGGCGATCGAAACCGCCATGCCCGAGGTGCCGCGCTACGCCATGTATTCCGGCGTGGTGCTGGACCAGCTCAGCTGGCAGATGCAGCGTTCGGGCCTGCTCACCGCCACCGCGCGGCTGGTGGCGCAGGGCGAGACGGTGGCCACGACCAGTGGCGCGGGAACACCGACGGAGCTCGACCTGATCCGTTTCGGGCATTTCAACGGCTCGATCAAACGCAATGGCACAGCACTCGGCAACGTGATCTCGACCGAGATCACCTATGCCAACAATCTCGACCGGATCGAGACCATCCGCGCCGACGGCATGATCGACGGCGCAGATCCCTCGATCGCCGCGCTCACCGGACGCACCGAGGTGCGCTTCGCAGACAGCACGCTCGTCAGTCAGGCGATCAGCGGCACGCCCTGCGAACTGGAATTCGCCTACGGCCTGACCTCGGGCCAGAGCTTCACCTTCACCGTCCACGCCGTCTATCTGCCGCGCCCGCGGATCGAGATTTCCGGACCGCAGGGCGTGCAGGCCAGCTTCGACTGGCAGGCCGCGCGCGACGCTGCGCTCGGGCGGATGTGCACCGCCGTTCTCGTCAACGACATCGAGGAATATTGACCATGATCCGTCTCGATCTTTCCGCCGGGCCGAAATGGCTCGATCTCGGCCACGGCCTGCGCCTGCACGTCCTGCCCGTCACCACCGCGATCATGGTGGCCGCACGCAACGACCCAGTTGTCGAAGCACTGCCCGAAGGGGCGAGCAAGGAGGAGCAGGCGCTGGTCATGGCCAAGGCCGTCGCCCGCCGCGTGGTCTCCGACTGGGAGGGCGTCGGCGATGCCGATGGCGATCCAGTTCCCGTCACACCGGAAGGGATCGACGCGCTTCTCGACATCTGGCCGGTGTTCGAGGCCTTCCAGACCCGCTGCCTTGCGCCGCACCTGATGCTGGACGCCGAAAAAAACGTCTCCGCGCTCTCGCCGAATGGCACTTCGGAGGGGGCGAAAGCTACTGCAACGCCTGCCAAGGCCCGTGTCCGGACTGCCCGGCGCGGGTGAACCATCCGGAAACTCCGGAAGGTTGGCAGGTCTGGGATCTGGCACAGCGCCTGATCGGGCAGCTTCGCGTCACGACCGGCATGGGCGGCGGTGCCGTCATCGGCTGGGACATGGGGACGGCGCTCGCCATGGCGCGGGCGCTCGGGGTCGATCCGCTGATCGCCGCCGAATGCCTGCCCGAGATCGAGGCGGTGATGGTGCGCAAGTTTAACGAGCAGATGGCATCCGGTGATCGGCCAGGTCCGGAAGATCAGATCCGATCCATCCGGTCCCGGTAACCGCCCGCCGACGCGCCCTTTGCGATGCCGGCCAGCTGGCCCCGCTCCGGCACCGGCATCAGCAGAATGCCGGTCCCCTTCGGGATGAGAGCGAAGACCTGACCGGCCTTCCATCCCCGCGACGCCCGAATCTTCGCCGGGATCGCGATCTGGAACTTCGGGGACAGGATGGCGGTCTCGGACATGGCCCGAGTCTCCCTCGTTCGATGCCTCAGCGCAAGGCGAACGCTGCCACCCTTTCGGGAACGATGACCCATGGCCCAGAAACGCGTCTCCGTCCGCCTCGTCGCCGAAGGCGGCCGGCAGGTGAAGGCCGAGTTTGCTGGCGTAGGCGATGCGGGCGAAAGCAACTTCAAGCGGATCGAGCGGCAGGCCGACATCACCGGCGCGGTGGTGCGCCGGGTCATGGGCGTCCTTGGTGCTGCGATCAGCACGCGCCAGCTCATCGCCTATGCCGACCAGTGGACCGACCTGCGCTCGCGTGTCGATCTCGCCACCGGCTCGCAGGAAACGGGCGCGGCCGTCATGGACCGGCTCGCCGCCATGGCGCGCCGGACCTATTCGAGCCTCGGCCAGACCACGGAGTCCTGGCTCGCCAATGCCACGGCGCTACGCGAACTGGGGCTGACGACGGCGGAATCGCTGGATTTCACCGAGGCGTTGAACAACGCCATGGTCGTCTCGGGCGCGCGGGCCGAGCGCGCGGCCTCGGTGCAGAACGCGCTGTCGAAGGCCATGGCCCTCGGCACGCTCAGCGGAGACAACCTCAATACCGTGATCCAGAGCGGCGGGCGGCTCGCGGAGCTGCTGGCGTCCGAGCTTGGCACCACCGTCTCGGGCCTGCGCACCCTCGGTCAGCAAGGGACGATTACCGGCGATGTCATCCGCACGGCGCTGATCGGCAATCTCGAGCTGCTGCGCGAGGAAGCCGACAGCATGCCGGCGACCATCGGCGATGCCTTCACGCTGATCAGCAACGCCGCCCTGCAACTGGTCGGGACTTGGGATCAGATGGCGGGCGCTACCTCGACGGTGGCCGAAGGGCTGATCCTTCTTGCCGACAACCTCGAGAGGCTCGCGGCCATCGGCATCGCCTTCGCCGGCTTCATGGCCGGACGCTGGGTCGCGGCGTTCGTTGCTGCCCGTGTCGCGACCTTCAGCCTGTCGGGTGCGCTGACGCTGCTGCGCGGCGCCATCATCCGCACCGGGATCGGCGCGCTGATCGTCGGTGCGGGCGAACTGATCTACTGGTTCGGGCAGCTCGTGAAGGGCGCGGGCGGCTTCGGTTCGGCGCTCGAGTTGATGGGCAACGTGGCGCGTGCCGTCTGGGACGGGATCAAGGCCACGCTCGGCTCTTTCGTGGACGACTTCCGCGCCCTGCGCGCCGATATCGAGGCGATCTGGCTGCGGCTGATGGCCTTCCTGTCGAACAAATGGGCAGATTTCCTTGGCACCATCGGACCGACATTCAATGCGGTCGCCGAGACGATCGGTGCCGACGCGCGGATCGACTGGTTCGGGGCGCAGTCTTATGCCTCGATGCTCGATCACGCCGCCAGCAATGCCGGCGCGATGGCCGACCGCTACCGCCAGCGCGCGGCCGAGACCAGGGCCGGAGCCTTCGATGGTGTGGGCGCGGCTATGCAGGCGCTGCGCGATGCACTGAGCGGCGGGGACGCCGAGAACCCGCTGGACGAGGCTGCCGCATCGGCGGGCCGGGTGACGGCGGCTCTGAACGATGCCACGACAGCTGCCGGTCGTGCCGGAGCCGCCGGGCGCAGTGCCGGCGAGCAGACGAAGGCTGGGGCCGAGGCTGCCGCGACCGGATGGGCGGCGGTGAGCCAGACCCTGGCCGACTATGCCACAAAGGCGCGCGAGATCGGCGGCGACATCGGCAACGCATTGGTGGGAGCGTTCCGCAGCGCCGAGAACGCGATCGGCGAGTTCGTGAAGACCGGCAAGCTGAAGTTCGGCGACCTGGTCACCTCGCTGATCGCCGATCTGGCAAAGCTAGCAGCCCGGCGTTTCATCCTCGGCCCGCTGGCAGGCGTGCTTTCCGGTGTTTTGGGCAATCTCGGCGGCGGGATCTTCGCCAACATCCTGCACGCCGGCGGCATGGTCGGTTCTGCGGGACCGGGCCGCATCGTGCCCGCGCACGCCTTCGTCAATGCCCCGCGCATGCATTCCGGGGGCTGGGCGGGGCTCAGGCCCGACGAAGTGCCTGCGATCCTGCAACGTGGCGAGCGGGTACTCTCGCGGCGAGAGGCAGCAGGTTACGGCCCCACCGCCGCGCAGACCGTCAATGTCACGATCAATGCCCGCGATGCCGAGAGCTTCCGGCAGTCCCGCACGCAGATCGCGGCCGATATCGCCCGCGCGGTCTCGCTCGGCCGAAGGGGCATGTGAGGCATCGTCATGGCTTTCCACGAGGTCCGCTTCCCGGACGACATCAGCCGTGGTGCGCGCGGCGGACCGGAGCGGCGCACCCAGATCGTGGAACTGGCCTCGGGCGACGAGGAACGCAATGCCAGCTGGGCGAACTCGCGCCGCCGCTATGACGTAGCCTATGGCATCCGTCGTGCCGACGATCTCGCGGCAGTGGTCGCCTTCTTCGAGGCGCGAAACGGCCGCCTTCACGGCTTCCGCTTCAAGGACTGGGCCGACTTCAAGTCCTGCCTGCCATCGCAGGTGCCGAGCGCAACCGACCAGCAGATCGGCACCGGCGACGGCACGACGACGCAGTTCCAGCTGGTTAAGTGCTACACCTCCGGCGCGCAGTCCTGGACACGCAGCATCGCCAAGCCGGTCACGGGCAGCGTGCGTGTCGCGCTGGCGGGCATCGAACAGATGTCGGGCTGGTCGGTCGATACCACGACCGGCCTCATCACCTTCGGCTCCGCACCCGGTGCAGGCGTCGCCGTCACGGCGGGCTTCGCGTTCGACGTGCCCGTCCGCTTCGACACCGATGCGCTCGACGTCACCCTCGATCTCGAACGCCTCGGCTCGATCACTTCCATCCCGCTGCTGGAGATCCGCAGATGAACGACGAGACCGGGTTCCTCGCCGCGGTGCTGAAGGAACTCGCAACATCGACGGCGGTGATCCTGGCCGCCTGGGGTGCGCTCGGCGGGGCGACCAACGCACTGACCACGAGGATGCGCCTGCGCGATGCGCTGCGGCACATCCTGCTAGGCGGGTTGATCGCGGCTGGAATGGGCAGCCTTTCCATGGCGCTCGTCACCAGCTGGCTGGGCCTGCCGCCCGAGGCGATCCCGGCCGGGGGCGCAGCAGGTTCGGCGGCCTATCTCGTCGGCGTCTTTGGCCCCGCCTTCATCGAACTCGTCCTCGCCCGGCTACGTGGGGCGAAGAAGGGCGACGGCGATGAATGAGCTTCTCCGCCTCGCGCGCTTCATTCGCTGCGACCCCATCGCCCCGCGTCAGTCTTTCGCCCACCGCCTGCGCATCGGCATCGCCGTCGCAGCTCTCATTTTGACCCTATCGCTTCTGGGGTGATCACATGCACACGACCGATCGGGGCCTGCTGGCCCTCGTCCGGCACGAAGGCATCGTGCCCGGACCCTATCTCGATGTGAAACAGGTCTGGACCTTCGGCATCGGCCACACGGCCGCAGCCGGACCGCCCGATCCGTCCAGGATGCCCCGTGGCATGCCTGCCGATCTCGAGGCCGGCGTCCGCGAGGCGTTCAAGGTATTCCGGGCCGATCTGGCGGCCTACGAGGCAGCGGTGCGACGGGCCGTGATCGTGCCGCTCGAGCCGCACGAATTCGATGCGCTGGTCAGTTTCCACTACAACACCGGCGGCATCGCGAGAGCTGCGCTGACGAGACACCTGAACGCGGGCAACCGCGCGGCGGCAAGCGACGCCTTCATGGGCTGGCTCAAGCCCGCCGCGATCCGCCCCCGGCGCGAGGCCGAGCGCGACCTCTTCCGCCATGGACGTTACCCCACCGGGACCATTCCGGTCTGGGCGGTCGACCGCAATGGCCGAGTCGATTTCTTGCGACCCAACCGGCGGCTGACCGAGGCCGAGGCGCTGGCGCTGCTGCGCCCGGAGGCGACGCCGGTTCCGACGGCCGCTGACCCCATGCCGGTCCCGGCCGTTCCCGCTGCGCCCACGCTGCTGTCTCGTCTCACTGCATTCCTCACCACTCTCATCGGAGGACGTCCATGAACTGGAATCTCGCACGCGGCCTCGTCTATCTGGCCTGCCTTGCCGCTTCCGGCCTCGCCATGGCCGGGCTGGCGGATTTCGACCTCGCCACCGGCACCCTCGATATCCGGCCCTTCAATCTCTATGCCCTGACCGGTGCGACTGGTGGCGTGGTGTCTTCGCTTCTGGCATCCGTGGCGCTCCTGCGCGGCTGGGGGCGGAAGTGAAGTCTCTCTCGCCCGCGTTTCAGGCCCATCTCGACGAAGGCACGACGACGCTCGCTTGGGTGTGGCGGATCGTGCGCGCGGATGGCGCAACCTTTGGCTTCACCGACCACGACCGGACGCTCAGCTTCGACAACACCGATTTCGAGCCGGAGAGCGGGCTGACGGCATCGGAGGTCCGCTCGGGATCCGATCTCTCCGTCGATGCGCAGGACGCCGAGGGCGTGCTGACCTCCGACCGGATCACCGAGACCGACATCCTCGACGGTCGCTGGGACAATGCCGAGGTCGAGGTCTGGCGGGTGAACTGGAGCGATCCGGCGCAGCGTGTGCTGATGCGCCGCGGGGCGATCGGCCAGATCCGGCGGGGACGGCTTGCCTTCGTGGCAGAAGTTCGTTCGCTCGCACATGTCCTCGGACAAACGGTCGGACGGACGTTTCAGGCCACTTGCGACGCGGCGCTCGGTGACGGACGTTGCGGCGTCGATCTGGACGCATCGGCCTTCAGGGGAACGGGCTCCGTCATCGACCTCCTGCGTGACCGGACGTTCACGGCTTCCGGCCTCGGCGGCTTTGCCGCGGGCTGGTTCACCTTCGGCACGGTCGAATGGACCAGCGGCGCCAATGCCGGGCGGCGGGCAGAGATCGTCGCGCATGACCTGACCGACGGCGTCGCCGTGCTGACGCTGCTCGAAGCGCCGGTGCGGTCCATCACCGGGGGTGACGGTTTCGTCGTTCGCGCGGGCTGCGACAAGCGCATTGAGACCTGTGGCACGAAGTTCGCCAATGTCGCCAACTTCCGGGGCTTCCCGCATATCCCCGGCCAGGATGCCGTTCTCCGTTACGCGACGAAGGACGGCGGGCACGACGGGAGCGTGCTGTGAGAGCCGCCGATCCGAACGCAGTGATCGCGGCGGCGCGGTCCTGGCTCGGCACGCCCTATCACGACCAGGCCAGCCTGCGCCGCGTGGGCTGCGACTGCCTCGGGCTCGCCCGTGGCGTCTGGCGCGAGGTGGTCGGCCCCGAGCCGTTCCCGATCCCGCCCTACAGCCGCGACTGGGGCGAAACCGGCCCGCGCGAGGTGCTGGCCGAAGGCGTACGGCGCATGATGATCGAAGTGGACCCTGCGGCGGCCGCAGCCGGCGCGCTGGTCCTCTTCCGCATGAAGCCCCGCGCCATCGCCAAGCATGTCGGGATCATCACCGACCCCGGCAGCTTCATCCACGCCTATGAGCGGCTCGGCGTCATCGAGGAGCCGCTCTCCTCCGTCTGGCGGCGGCGCATCGCCTTCGCTTTCCTGTTTCCCCGTCCGTCCGCCTCCGTACGCAAGCAGGCGCGGCGCAAAAGGAAGTCCTGACAGTGGCCACTCTCGTGCTCGGCGTCGCCGGCGCCGCCATCGGCGGTTCCATCGGCGGTGCGATCCTCGGTGTTAGCGCCGCGACCATAGGCGGCTTCATCGGCTCCAGCATCGGTTCGGTCGTCGACAGCTGGATCATCTCGTCGCTCGCGCCCACCCAGCGTATCGAGGGCGCGCGTCTCGACACGCTGCGCATCACCTCCTCGACGGAGGGCGCCGTCATCCCGCGGCTCTATGGGCGCATGCGCATGGGCGGCAACATCATCTGGGCGACCGATTTCCGCGAGGAAACCAAGACCACCACGCAGGGCGGCGGCAAGGGTGGCGGAGGCGGCAAGGTCAGGACCACGGAATATCTCTACTATGCGAGCTTCGCAGTCGCACTCTGTGAGGGGCCGATCACCGGTATCGGCCGCATCTGGGCCGACGGCAAACCGATGGACCTCTCGGGCGTCACCTGGCGCTGGTATCCGGGCGACGAGATGCAGACCGCCGATCCCTTCATGGCCACGAAGATGGGAGCTTTGAGCACGCCCGCCTATCGCGGCACGGCCTATGTCGTCTTCGAGGAACTGCCGCTCTCCAGCTACGGCAACCGCCTGCCGCAGCTTTCCTTCGAGGTGTTCCGGCCGCTCGCCGATCCCGACACGGCCGAAGGACTGACCCGCGCCGTCACCATGATCCCGGCCTCGGGTGAGTTCACCTATGCCACGCAGGCCATCCGCAAATCCGCAGGCGGTGCGACACAACCCGAAAACCTGAACGCGCTGCCGGATGCCACCGACATCGTGGTGGCGCTCGACCGGCTGCAGGCCATGGTCCCGGCGGTCGAGAGCGTGAGCCTCGTCGTCGCCTGGTTCGGCGACGATCTGCGCGCGGGATCCTGCAAGGTGCGGCCCGGCGTCGAGGTGTCCGCCAAGTCGACCACGCCTCTGTCCTGGTCGGTCAACGGCGTCAGCCGCGCCAATGCCTTCCTCGTCAGCCGCGACGATCAGGATCGCCCGGTCTATGGCGGCACGCCGTCCGACTTCGCCGTCGTGCAGGCGATCCACGAGATGAAGGCGCGCGGGCTGCGCGTCACCTTCTATCCGTTCATCCTGATGGACGTGCCGCCCGGCAACACGCTGCCGAACCCGTATTCCGACAATGCTGCCGAGACCGGCCAGCCCGCATTCCCCTGGCGGGGGCGGATCACCTGTTCCCCCGCAGCGGGTTATGTGGGATCGGTCGACAAGACCGCCGCCGGCGCGGCACAGGTTTCGGCGCTTTTCGGTACGGCGACGCCAGCGAATTTCAGCGTCTCGGGCCAATCGGTCGTCTGGACCGGCCCATCGGGCGATTGGGGCCTGCGGCGGATGGTGCTGCACTATGCCCATCTCTGCGCCGCCGCAGGCGGTGTGGACGCCTTCCTGATCGGCTCGGAAATGCCGGGGCTCACCACCATCCGCTCGGGCGTATCCACCTATCCGGCCGTGCAGGCCTATCGGGATCTGGCAGCTGATGTCCGGTCCATTCTGGGCACTGGCACGAAGATCGGCTACGCTGCCGACTGGTCGGAATATTTCGGGCACCAGCCGAGCGATGGCAGCGGCGACGTGTTCTTCCACCTCGATCCGCTCTGGGCCGATCCGGAGATCGATTTCGTCGGGATCGACAACTACATGCCGCTGTCGGACTGGCGGGACGGGTTCGACCATCTCGACGCCGCCGATGGCTGGCCCGCGATCTACGATCGGGCGTATCTGCAGGCGAACATCGCGGGTGGCGAAGGCTTCGACTGGTTCTACGCCAGCGCCGCCGATCGGTCGGCTCAGGTGCGAACGCCGATCACCGACGGTGCAGCGGGAAAGCCGTGGGTCTTCCGCTACAAGGATCTGCGCGCCTGGTGGTCGAACCAGCATTACGACCGCCCGGGCGGGGTGGAGAGCGCGACGCCGACGGCATGGGTCCCGCAGTCGAAGCCGATCCGGTTCACCGAACTCGGCTGCCCCGCCATCGATCGTGGCACCAACCAGCCCAATGTCTTCTTCGATCCGAAGTCCTCCGAGAGCTTCACGCCACATTTCTCACGGGGCTGGCGCGACGATGCGATCCAGCGCGCCTATCTCGAGGCGAGCTATCTCTGGTGGGGCGAGGCCGCGAACAACCCGGTGTCCTCGGTCTACGGCGGCCGCATGGTGCACGCCCCCGAGTGCGCCGCCTGGACGTGGGACGCGCGGCCCTATCCGTTCTTCCCGGCGCTGACCGACGTCTGGACGGACGGCGGAAACTGGCGGCTCGGCCACTGGCTGACAGGGCGGCTCGGCGCGGTGTCGCTGGCGGCCCTCGTCCGGCACCTCTGCCTGCGCGCAGGGCTGCCCGAAGATCGCATCGACGTCACCGGGCTTTGGGGCGCTCTCGAGGGCTACGCCATCACGGCGCTGGAAAGCCCGCGCGCGTCGATCACCACGCTGTCGCGGCATTTCGGGTTTGATGCGGTGGAGACGGAAGGCGTGATCCGCTTCATCATGCGCGGCCGGGCGTCTGTCGCCACCCTCGCGCCCGACGATCTGGTGGTCGCCCGCGAGGGCGACGTTCTGGAGCTGACGCGCGGCCAGGAGACGGAACTGCCGCAGGCGCTGAAATGGCAGGTCGCCCGCGCCGACGAGGATTACGACGCGGCCCTCGTCGAGGCGCGGCGCATCACGGTGGACACGACGCGCATCGCCTCCGAGTCCTTCCCGATGGCGGTGCCGCCCGAGGAAGCCGAGCGGCGCTGCCGCCGTGCGCTGATGGAGGCGTGGGTGGGCCGCGAGACGGCAGCGTTCCGTCTGCCGCCCTCGCGGCTCGCGCTCGATCCGGCCGATGCGATCCGGCTCGCCCATGACGGACGGCTCGTCGATCTGCGGCTCGTCTCCATCGCCGACGCCGAGGCGCGCGGCATCGAGGCGGTTCGTCAGGACCGGGCGAGTTACGATCTGCCGCCCGGCGATCCCCGCGCGGCGTCGCTGACGCGCGCGGTGGTGTTCGGTGCGCCGGATGCGGTGCTGATGGATTTGCCGCAGCTGACCGAGGACCAGCCCGCGCATCGGCCGCTGGTCGCCGCCCACGCTCTTCCCTGGCCGGGCGAGATGGCGGTGTTCCGCAGCCCCTCGACCGATGGCTTCGAACTGCTGACCACGTTTGGCAGCCGCGCCCGGATCGGGGCGTTGGCCTCGGACTTTTTCGCGGGGCCCACCTCGCGCTTCGATCATTGCAATGCGCTGGTGGTCGATCTGCTGACCGGCACTCTCGAAAGCGTCACGGACCTGACCCTCTTCGGCGGGGCGAACGCGCTCGCCATCGAGAGCGCGCCCAGCGTCTGGGAGATCGTGCAAGCGGGTGCAGCCGAACTGATCGCCCCCGGCCGGTATCGCCTGACCCGTCTGCTGCGCGGCCAGCGCGGGACAGAGGGGGCCATGGGCAATCCGGTGCCTGCTGGCGCGCGGGTCGTCGTTCTCGACGCCTCGCTGGCATCGCTGCCGATTGCCGAGGCCGATCTTGACATCCCGTGGAACTGGCGCATCGGCCCGACGCGCCGCCCGGTCAGCGACGAGACTTATGTGGCGCAGGCCTTCATGCCAGTTGGCGTGGGACTTCGCCCGTTCTCCGTCGCCCATGTCGAACAGCCGTGGCGCAGACCGCGCACCCCCGGCGATCTGACGATCCGCTGGACGCGCCGGTCCTGCGCGCTTGCGGCCGACAGCTGGGGCGGGCTGGAGGTGCCGCTGGCCGAGGAACTCGAAGCCTACAAGGTCGAGATCCTCGACAGTGCAGTTGTCAAGCGATCCTTGACAACTGCCACCACCAGCGCGGTCTACACCGCCGCCGCCCAGACCGCTGACTGGGGCGCGCTGCTCGGCCCCGGCGACACGCTCGACATCCGCATCTATCAGCTCTCCGCCCTCGTCGGGCGGGGCGCGCCGAAAACCGTCACGCTGATCTTCTGAAGGCCATCCCATGCCCGACGCCACGACCCATCTCCTGCTGCCCTACATCCTCGCGGCGCAGGCCCAGAAGCACGTCACCCATAACGAGGCGCTGCGGATCCTCGACGGACTCGTCCAGCTTTCCGTTATTGACCGGGACCTGACCGCATCGCCAGTCAGTCCCGCCGATGGCGATCGCTACATCGTCGGCTCGGGCGCGACCGGCGACTGGGTGGGCTGGGATCTAAACATCGCCCTCTGGAACGACGGCGCCTGGCTACGCCTCCCGCCGCGCATCGGCTGGCGGACATGGGTCGAGGACGAGGCTTTGCTGCTCGTCTGGACCGGGGCCGCCTGGGAGGTCGTGGGTGAGCCGAGCGACATCTCGGATGCGGTCTTCAGTCTCGTCAACGACACCGATCCGACCAAGAAGGCGGTCTTCTCGCTTTCGGGCATCTCCACCGCTACGACCCGCAGCTACACGCTGCCCAACACCTCGTCAGAACTCGCGATCCTTGCGGGTACCCAGACCTTCACCGGGAACAAGACCTTCTCAGGGACGCTGACCGCCTCGGGCACTGTGACGGTCTCGGCGGCCTCGGCCAGCATCGGCACAGCGACGACGACCGCCACATACGGCATGGGCACCGGGGCCACGACCACCGGCGTCACCAAGACCGTGAACCTCGGGACGGGTGGCGCGTCGGGGTCGAATACGGTCGTCAACATCGGTTCGGCCACCGCCGGGGCCGGGGGCACGACCGTCATCAACACGCCGATGGTCACCTTCGCCAATGCCGTCACGCAGGTCGGCATGCCCCAGGCCAACCTGACTGCGCAGCTGCTCGGCCTCGGCGGGGCAACGGCAGACAGTTACAATCGGGTTTCGGTCAACACCCCAGCGCTCCTGTTCAACAACGCCGGGGCCGGGATCGAGGCCACGGTCAACAAAGCGGCGGCCGGGAACGATGCGGCCTTTGCCTTCAAGACGGGCTTTTCCGCCCGCGCGCTGATCGGCCTTCTCGGCAGTGACGACTTCAGCTTCAAGGTCAGCCCGGATGGCTCGACCTTCTTTGATGCGATCCGGATCGACCGCACCAGCGGCCAGGTGGAACTGCCGCAGCCCACGGTCCTGCCGGGACTGGCCGCCGCCCCGCCTCCGCCGCCCGCAGGCAAGGCCGCCATCTACGCCCGCAGCCGCGCCGGGGCGCCGTGGATCGACGTGATGCGTCCCTCCGGCCGCGACTTCCCGCTGCAACCCCACTTCGGGGTGAACCGCATCGCCAACTGGTCGCCCTCTACCGGCACCACGATCAACAGCGAAGGCCTGCCGATCATCTCGGTCGGCACCGTTTCCACGCCCGCACTGGCCGCAACGAACCTCGCCACCTCCATGCGACGCTGGCGACTGACCTCGGCGGCAGTCGTTGACTCAGTGGCGGATCAGCGCTCCGCAGGCTGGGCCTGCTGGCGCGGCAATGCGGCGGGGCTTGGCGGCTGGACCTTTGTCACGCGGCTGTCGCTGACGACCCTGCAGGCGACCGGGATGGAGTTCTTCGGTCTCTACGGATCCACGGCCGCGCTGGCGACGACGTTGACCTTGGCCGCCGTGGTGAACTGCATCGGCATCGGCTTCCAGCGCGGCACGCACACCCGATGGCAGCTGGTCGCGAACGATGGAACCGGGGCCCCGACGCAGACCGACATGGGGGCGAGCTTCGCCATCGCCACTGGCGGCGTGCTGACCCTCTACATCGCCGCCCCGCCGAATGGCAGCTCCGTCTGGGTGCGGGTCGTCGACGAGGTCTCCGGCGCAGTCTTCGAACAGGAGATCAGCGCCGATCTGCCCGCCGCAACCCAGTTCCTGTCGCCGCGGCTCTTCCTCAACACCGGCGCAACGGCCGCCGCCGTCGCCTATGACTGCACCGGGGTCTATGTCGAGACGGACTTTTGA